AACACTTCCACCAGTTCATGACTATATCCGTTTGTATTCGTTTTAGGTTGCATGCGGAGCCGACCGACTTCCGAATCAGAACCTATCACTTAAAAAGATCCTTGAGAACACGGGAGATCATACGCGCCCGGCATTGAATTAAACCCAGTGCCTGATATAAAGGTCATACAATCTTTTGGTGGTTGCCAACCCCGCAAATAATAATAAACGTCATTTAAGTAATAGACTTGATTAGTATTTATATGCGACTTCTTGATCATGATTCCATTCCTAGATTTATAGCTTCTATGAGTATTATCTTGAACCCTTCCGACAAAGATGTCGCGAATAATCGCAACTCCTGTATGAGGGGCAGTCTATCTCTCGCCAGAATTCAAGTGGTTAGCATGATAAGTTTGATCGTAATCATCGAAATCAGGTCTTGAAGCTTAATATACGAATACACCATGTTGCCTCTAATTCATACGATTTACAATCATTGCTCGATCTTTGACAAGAAAAGATTCATGTATTTATCGTAATGATAATAAATCTGATTAATGTTAAGCTCTCTGTTCTTCGTCGACTTATCGTTGGGCAAACGCATCTATATAAACCTAACTCCTATGAATGATCAGTTCGAGAATCTGATCAAAGTCTTTTAGATGTTTCTAATTAATCGGTCTCTCTTACGGTTAGATTCTCCTCAAAGCTGCCATTCTTTCCTCAACCCTGGTTATTCGTTATTATGTTTATTATTGCAAAGCGACACGTCCTTGATCTTATCTATTCTAATTATAGAATTAGTCTCTCTCATACTAAACTTGATTTTCCCAATTGATTGCGGAGAAGTCAAAATTTGAGATATCTACATTTTGAACTGCGGATTCATTTAGATTGAATATATCTCGAACTTCTCCGTCTGCAGCTATTAAGTCTCCCAAATTGAAATGAACTGAGTCTTCTTAATACATTTATTATATATGTAGAGATGATGATCTGTCTACAATCAACGATTAATTAATTAAACTCCGTCTTTGAGGTAAAATCTCGATTTCCTCTACTGTTCCTGAGCTCTCTGATAAATTTGACATATTAGCTAAAAACCCCCTAGGATATTGCAAGGGAAAAGAATGATATGATTCATTGTTTGAGAGGATCGAACTTCGTTAAACTTGAATTTATTAATTCCGCAACCCCAGAGACAAATTTAAATCCTAAGGATCTTCATCACTAATGAGCGAATTCATCACTTATGGCTCATGAAATTCATGGAATTCAAAGGATTGATTTAACAAATAGTAATTGGGTACGTGAAACAAGACAGATTAATCTATTGTTTAATTTTATGATTGAGATTACTATGGCTGCCATACTTCATGTTATATTGGTTATCCCTAATTGTCGTATTCTATAGATTCTTCAATTACGAAATTGCGTTATGCTAAGGCATCAACTTCAAATAAAGCCATCTCTTATTATAGTCTACGTAATTCTTCCAATTCTAATTATGCTTAATCGATCTCTCGCTAAAAATGGTCAAATGATTCTTAGTCTCTACTAAGGAACGTATCGAAAACGTATTATCTTCCATCGATCTCCCCATTCTCTGATCTCATCGCTTAGTCAAACCAGCCTTAAATTTTTGATCGGACATAATCTTTTTGAATATCACTCATATTTTTGTTTGGCACTCCGAATGAATTTGACATCGTTTGTACTAAAGCTTTTTTGAATAGAATCCAATTATACCCGTATTTGGCTC